GGGGTTGAACAACGAGCTTAGCGAGGCGTTAGATACCCATCAGATTGACACCGAGAGTTGATGAATAGCTGGGATTTACTTATTCTGAAAGATAATATAAATATACGTTTTTGTATCGTGTTTGTTAAGGTGTTTAAAATGAAAAGAAAACTGATTTGTGTTATGGCTTTTTTTGGGGCGTTGCTGGTTGGTTGTAATGAGAGTAATAAAAAAGAAGTTGAGAGTTGTATTGAAAGAGGTGTCCAATATTTTATAGAGATTGGTTCTTACCCTAAATTAAGTGATGGGCGTGATGCTGTGAAAGTTGCTACTGAACGTTGTAATAGAACAATAACGGCTTTCTGATAATGGATTATACGAGCTATATAATAGGGCAGCTTCAGGTTGAGGATATTATTGATGCAATTAAAGGCGTTAATAATACTAATGTCATAAAAGATTATGTGCTGCCTGTAGTATTACCAATTATCTCTTCTGTGCTGAGTTACTTTATTGCAACTAGGTTGTTTTATCGGCAGGAGTACCTTAAAGCACAAAGAAGAAAGGTAAGCGTTGTAAATAAATGTATTTATGACTACTTTTCTGCAATGACAACGTTGTTGCAAATTAAAGGGAATTATTATGGTGGGGTAAGTATAAGTGAAAATCCTATCGAGAGGGCTTTAGCTTTTCCTGTCGTGGTTTTTTCTGGTGCTCCCCTATCATCAGATTTAAGTGAGTTGGCCTGTATATTGAGTCAAAAGGGAGTAGAGAATAATAGAGAGACAGCAAAGACTACTAACTGGGGGGATGCTTTTGTTGTTAGTGATATAGCAAGAAGGTTTAACAGCCTATTGGCTGCATTAAATGTTAGGAATGATTTTGATGACACCTATAGAGGAATGATTATTGAATCAACAGGTTCACCTTTGCCGACGATGCGTTTTAAAAATGATGATATTGTTAATGCTATAGGTAGTAATAAGGCGGCTTATTACATTGATATTACTGAGCAAATAATGATTATGATAGATGTTTTGTTGCTTGATATTAATCTGTTGCTCAAAGAGTTGCCATTGTATGCTGAATCGCTGTTTGACAAAAGAGTAATGCAAGAAGATTCAGGGATTCTTAAATTCAATGATTTGCACGAACGTTTTCCTCTGCTTATGAAACCTGTAACGCCACCTTCGATTAAACTCATGTCTGATTATTTGGGGTACAGTGAAGATGAGATCTTACGACGCTATCCATACCCGTTCTTTAATATGCATGATTGTGAATGAATGTGCATATGTCAGAGGCCGTTTTTATTGTCAGTTATCGTCAATGCTGGCGCGCTCTTGGAGTGTTCATGCACCTACATTAAAACCGCCCCATGAAGCGGGCGGGCGAGGCGGGGAAAGCACTGCGCGCAATTGTTCATTTTGTCATATATGTAATTTGATTTGAGTAACTATCCGCATATTGTTAACCAAGTGTATAACTGCGATAAAAAATGTGTCTATTAGGTTGTATTGACTTGATTTAATATAAGAGAATGGTTAGATTCGTACACGTGGCATTTGGTTGTGCAATCGTGTTGTTGCACGCTAAATAATAACCTTGTGTTCTTTTTGTTTAATTTGCTGGTTAAGTTTTTATAGGAAATAAAATGAGTATTATAATTGATGAGTCAAATGAAAAAAATAATGGGGTTAATAGTGGGTTACCTGCTTCTCGGGATATTAATACTAGCATTCGTATTTATCAGCAAATTTATCAACATATAACGGGAACAACAGAAACAATAAGGCAGAGAACCTCTGAGAATTTACTTATAAATATCGATGAGATAAGAAGCGTTCATCAAAAAATAAATCAATTGTGTGATGTTCATAATATTATATCGAAAAATGAAACGGTAACTATTTTACATTCAAAAGATAGAAAGGAACAGTTTACCTCTTTTGATAAGTTTGCAATGTCGAGTAGTGCGGGAAGTAGTCCAACAATTAGTGTAATTTTAAAATATAACTTTGCAATTTTATCGACAGGGGCATCATTACCTAACCACTATGAAGTTACTGTTAAATTAGCATCAAGAATTGCTATGCAGAAAGAAATGGAAGAAGATGCACCACCTTTCATTAGGGGGCGTTTTGTTGCATTCATGCTCACCAGTTCAGCAGAAATAGTTGTTGAATATGCTGATTATGTAGTGGCTAGAGGTTTTATCGAAGCATTTAAAGAATGGGTTGAAGGATGTCAAAGAGTTACAAACAAAATACCATTGATACAGCAAGCTCAAAGGATATCGTATTTAATTCCACTGATTATGCGGTTTTCTTTTTCTATATTGATTTTAAGTTATGCACTGTACAATGTTGGTGAATATATTGATATTGGTGATAAAGAAAGGTTAGTAAAATTTTTAATGCTCTTTCTTGGTGCGTTTTCTATTATCCCATTGTTAGCGGAGCATTTAGGTGAAGGCCTAGAGAGATTAATTGATGGTTATACTCCAGCATCGTACATTGTATTAAATAAGGGTGATGAGAGGTTGTATGATGAATATAGTAAGAAGCGAAAGAAGAGTATTTTAAGAGTGGTGATAAATATAGTTTCAACAGTTGTTCTAGGTATTGTTTCAGCTAGGCTGGACAAATTATTATAACTGGAGTGGGCCACTTTTTATGGGGCCAACGTAACGGCGTGGTAGTGACAGTTTTTTTGCGTCTGAGCGCGTCGTGATGGCATTTAGTCGGCCTGCCGGGGCGTTGGTGTGTCTGCGGGGTGTTTTGTGCGGTGGTGAGCGTGTGAGGCCGTGATGACGGGGTGTAAAAAAGCCGCCCGCAGGCGGCGATGTTCAGCCGTTGTCAGTGTCCAGTGAGTAGTTTTTAAAGCGGATGACCTCCTGACCGAGCCAGCCGTTTATCTCGCGGATCCTGTCCTGTAGCGGGATAAGCTCATTGCGGACAAAGACCTTTGCCACTTTCTCAATATCACCTAGCGACCCGACGTTCTCCGGCTTGCCGCCCATCAACTGAAAGGGGATGCGGTGCGCATCCAGCAGGTCAGCGGCGCTGGCTTTTTTGATATTAAAAAAATCGTCCTTCGTCGCCACTTCACTGAGCGGGATAATTTTAATGCCGTCGGCTTTCCCCTGCGGGGCATAGAGAAACAGGTTTTTAAAGTTGTTGCGGCCTTTCGACTTCACCATGTTTTCGCGAAGCATTTCGATATCGTTGCGATCCTGCACGGCATCGGTGACGTACATGATGTATCCGGCATGTGCGCCGTTTTCGTAATACTTGCGGCGGAACAGCGTGGCCGACTCATTCAGCCAGGCAGAGTTAAGGGCGCTGAGATATTCCGGCAGACCGTACAGCTCCTGATTAATATCGGGCTCCAGCAGGTGAAACACGGAGCCGGGCGTGAAGGCTGTCGGCTCGTTGAAGGACGGCACCCACCAGTAAACATCCTCCTCCACGCCACGGCGGGTATATTTTGCCGGTGAGGTTTCCAGTCTGATGACCTTACCGGTGGTGCTGTAACGCTTTTCCAGAAACGCATTACCGAACACCAGAAAATCCAGTACAAAGCGGCTGAAATCCTGCTGGGACAGCCACGGGTGCGGGATAAATGTCGAGGCCAGAATATTGCGTTTGACGTAAATCGGTGAGCTGTGATGCACGGCAGCACGCAGACTTTTTGCCAGACCGGTAAAGCTGACCGGCGGCTCATACCATCTGCCGTTACTGATGCATTCGACGTAATCCAGAATGTCACGGCGGTCGAGTACCGGCACCGGCTCGCCAAAGGTGAATGCCTCCATTTTCGGGGCGCTGGCGGTCATTGTTTTTGCCGCTGGTCGCGGTGTTTTCCCTTTTTTCTTGCTCATCAGTAAAACTCCAGAATGGTGGATGTCAGCGGGGTGCTGATACCGGCAGTGAGTGGCTCATTTAACAGGGCGTGCATGGTCGCCCAGGCGAGGTCGGCGTGGCTGGCTTCCTCGCTGCGGCTGGCCTCATAGGTGGCGCTGCGTCCGCTGCTGGTCATGGTCTTGCGGATAGCCATAAACGAGCTGGTGATGTCGGTGGCGCTGACGTCATATTCCAGACAGCCACGGCGAATAACGTCTTTTGCCTTGAGCACCATTGCGGTTTTCATTTCCGGCGTGTAGCGGATATCGCGCGCGGCGGGATAGAACGAGCGCACGAGCTGGAACACGCCGACACCGAGGCCGGTGGCATCAATACCGATGTATTCGACGTTGTATTTTTCGGTGAGTTTGCGGATGGATTCCGCCTGAGTGGCAAAGTCCATGCCTTTCCACTGGTGACGCTCAAGTATTCTGAATTTGCCACCGGCCACCACCGGCGGTGCCAGCACCACGCATCCGGCGCTGTCGCCACGGTGTGACGGGTCGTAACCAATCCATACCGGGCGGGAGCCGAACGGATTCGCGGCAAACGGCGCATAGTCTTCCCATTCTTCCAGCGTGTCGACCATGCAGCGTTGCAGCTCCTCGAACGGGAATACCGACGCCTTGTCGTCAACAAATTCACACATGAACAGGTTTTTAAAATCGTCGGCGCTGTTTTCACGTTTGAGCTGCTCAATGTCGAACAGCGTGCAGCCACCTTTCAGGGCGTCCTCAATGGTGACAATCTGCCGCCACTGGCCGTCCGCACAGAGAAGACCTCCGGCAAGGGCGTTATGACTGATGTCGATTTCCACGCGTTCGGCGGCGCTGGCGCGTCCCCGGTTGAACAGTTCACCCGACCAGAACGGGTAGGCGTCGTGCGCCAGCGTGGACGGGGTGGAGAAATAGGTCGAGCGCAGGTGACTCTGTGAGGCCATACCTGATGCCACCTTACGCAGTACCTGAAAATTCGGGATCCAGAAAATCTCATCGACGTACAGGTCGCCGTTATGGCTCTGTGCGGTGTTGGAGTTGGTGCCGAGAAAAATCAGTTTTGCACCGTTATTGCCCAGGACAATCGGGTCACCGGTCAGGTCAACGTCAACCAGCCGGGCAAAGGCGATGATGTATTCGCGGAACACATACGCCTGCGTTTTACTGGCCGACAGAAAAATCTGGTTATGACCGGTTTTCAGGGCGCGCAGCAGCGCCTCGCGGGAAAAATAAAACGTCGCGCCAATCTGGCGGGATTTCAGGATATCGCGGATGCGGTGCTCAAGCCCGGCGCGATACCAGTGCAACTGATATTCGAAAGACTGCTCAAAGAAAATCTGCTCCAGCTTTTCGATGGCCTCGTCACTGAAAAAATTCTTTTTCGGTTTGCGCCGCCCGCCTTTGTTGCGGTTAGCGACGTTCGGATTAAGGTCTGCCTCGTTGCCGGTCTGGCTGTAGCGGTTTACCCGTGCCAGTCGTTCAATCTGGCGTCCGAGCAGGTCAATTTCCTTGAAGTCACCGCCGGTTTTCTGCGGTTTGATGATGAGCTGGGTCAGCCGCGCTTCCAGACTCATTTCGACACGGCTGATGGGGGCAACGCTGTCCCAGCCGTCGCGCTGTTTCCAGCTCTGCACTGTCGGGCGTTTCATCTGCAACATGGCGGCAATCTGCGGCACGGAAAATCCCTGCCAGTACAGCAGCGCCGCCTGACGACGCGGGTCGTGTAAAAGAGTGGTGTCTGTGGTGATGGTCATGAATACCTCGCCGTGATGAATACACGGCAAGGCTACTGAGTCGCGCCCTGCGATTCGCTAAGGTGCTGTTGTGTCAGTGATAAGCCATCCGGGACTGATGGCGGAGGATGTGCATCGTCGGGAAACTGATGCCGACATGTGACTCCTCTAATCACTATTCAGGACTCCTGACAATGGCAAAAAAAGTCTCAAAATTCTTTCGTATCGGCGTTGAGGGTGACACCTGTGACGGGCGTGTCATCAGTGCGCAGGATATTCAGGAAATGGCTGAAACCTTTGACCCGCGTGTCTACGGTTGCCGCATTAACCTGGAACATCTGCGCGGCATCCTGCCTGACGGTATTTTTAAACGTTATGGCGATGTGGTCGAACTGAAGGCCGAAAAGATTGATGACGATTCGGCGCTGAAAGGCAAATGGGCGCTGTTTGCGAAAATCACCCCGACCGATGACCTTATCGCGATGAACAAGGCCGCGCAGAAGGTCTATACCTCAATGGAAATTCAGCCGAACTTTGCCAACACCGGCAAATGTTATCTGGTGGGGCTGGCCGTCACCGATGACCCGGCAAGCCTCGGCACGGAATACCTGGAATTCTGCCGCACGGCAAAACACAACCCTCTGAACCGCTTCAAATTAAGTCCTGAAAACCTGATTTCAGTGGCATCGCCCGTTGAGCTGGAATTTGAAGACCTGCCTGAAACCGTGTTCACCGCCCTGACCGAAAAGGTGAAATCCATTTTTGGCCGCAAACAGGCCAGTGATGACGCCCGTCTGAATGATGTGCATGAAGCGGTGACCGCTGTTGCTGAACATGTGCAGGAAAAACTGAGCGCCACTGAGCAGCGCCTCGCTGAGATGGAAAACGCCTTTTCCGCACTTAAGCAGGAGGTGACTGACAGGGCGGATGAAACCAGCCAGGCATTCACCCGCCTGAAAAACAGTCTCGACAACACCGAAAGTCTGACCCAGCAGCGCCGCAGCAAGGCCACCGGCGGTGGCGGAGACGCCCTGATGACGAACTGCTGACCGGCGTTAGTCAGTCCGGGAAAACCTTCACGATTAACCCTTAATTTCAGGAACAAATATGCGCCAGGAAACCCGTTTTAAATTTAATGCCTATCTGTCCCGTGTTGCCGAACTGAACGGCATCGACGCCGGTGATGTGTCGAAAAAATTCACCGTTGAACCGTCGGTCACCCAGACCCTGATGAACACCATGCAGGAGTCCTCTGACTTTCTGACCCGCATCAACATTGTGCCGGTCAGCGAAATGAAAGGGGAAAAAATTGGCATCGGTGTCACCGGCTCCATCGCCAGCACCACCGACACCGCCGGTGGCACCGAGCGTCAGCCGAAGGACTTCTCGAAGCTGGCGTCAAACAAGTACGAATGCGACCAGATTAATTTCGATTTTTATATCCGCTACAAAACGCTGGACCTGTGGGCGCGTTATCAGGATTTCCAGCTCCGTATCCGTAACGCCATTATCAAGCGTCAGTCCCTTGATTTCATCATGGCCGGTTTTAACGGCGTGAAGCGTGCCGAAAACTCTGACCGCAGCAGTAATCCGATGCTGCAGGATGTGGCGGTCGGCTGGCTGCAGAAATACCGCAATGAAGCCCCGGCGCGCGTGATGAGCAAGGTCACTGATGAGGAAGGGCACACCACCTCTGAGGTCATCCGCGTGGGCAAGGGCGGTGATTATGCCAGCCTTGATGCACTGGTGATGGATGCGACCAACAACCTGATTGAGCCGTGGTATCAGGAAGACCCTGACCTTGTGGTGATTGTGGGGCGTCAGCTACTGGCGGACAAGTATTTCCCCATCGTCAACAAGGAGCAGGACAACAGCGAAATGCTGGCCGCTGACGTCATCATCAGCCAGAAACGCATCGGCAACCTGCCGGCGGTACGCGTCCCGTACTTCCCGGCGGATGCGATGCTCATCACGAAGCTGGAAAACCTGTCCATCTACTACATGGATGACAGCCATCGCCGCGTGATTGAGGAAAACCCGAAACTCGACCGCGTGGAGAACTACGAGTCAATGAACGTTGATTACGTGGTGGAGGACTACGCCGCCGGTTGTCTGGTGGAAAAAATTAAGGTCGGTGATTTTTCCACACCGGCTAAAGCGACCGCAGAGCCGGGAGCGTAACCGATGACGAGTCCCGCACAGCGCCACATGATGCGGGTCTCGGCAGCGATGACCGCGCAGCGGGAAGCCGCCCCGCTGCGACATGCAACTGTCTATGAGCAGATGCTGGTCAAGCTCGCCGCAGACCAGCGCACACTGAAAGCGATTTATTCAAAAGAGCTGAAGGCCGCAAAAAAACGCGAACTGCTGCCGTTCTGGTTGCCGTGGGTGAATGGCGTGCTGGAGCAGGGCAAAGGTGCACAGGATGACATTCTGATGACGGTCATGCTGTGGCGTCTGGATACCGGCGATATTGCCGGTGCGCTGGAGATTGCCCGTTATGCCCTGAAGTACGGTCTGACCATGCCGGGTAAACACCGCCGCACCCCGCCGTACATGTTCACCGAGGAGGTGGCACTTGCGGCCATGCGCGCCCACGCTGCCGGTGAGTCTGTGGATACCCGCCTGCTGACGGACACCCTCGAACTGACCGCCACGGCTGACATGCCTGATGAAGTGCGCGCAAAGCTGCACAAAATCACCGGTCTGTTTCTGCGTGACGGTGGTGATGCCGCCGGTGCGCTGGCGCACCTGCAACGTGCGACACAGCTCGACTGTCAGGCAGGCGTCAAAAAAGAGATTGAACGACTGGAGCGGGAGCTGAAACCGAAGCCGGAGCCGCAGCCCAAAGCGGCCACCCGCACTCCGCGTAAGACCCGGAGCGTGACACCGGCAAAACGTGGACGCCCGAAAAAGAAAGCCAGTTAACAACCGAATGCGCCCCGCGCCAGGGCGGCACGCCGGTCAGTGACGGTGAATCACCTGACACTGCACCGGCGTCCACCGCCCGACTTTTCAGAGGTAGTCATGATGACGCTGATTATTCCGCGAAAGGAGGCTCCCGTGTCCGGTGAGGGTACGGTGGTTATCCCGCAACCGGCAGGCGACGAGCCGGTGATTAAAAACACGTTCTTTTTTCCCGATATCGACCCGAAGCGCGTCCGGGAACGTATGCGCCTTGAGCAGACCGTCGCCCCTGCCCGTCTGCGTGAGGCCATCAAGTCAGGCATGGCGGAGACGAATGCGGAGCTGTACGAGTACCGCGAACAGAAAATTGCTGCCGGTTTTACGCGTCTGGCGGACGTCCCGGCGGACGACATCGACGGTGAAAGCATCAAAGTTTTTTACTACGAGCGCGCCGTGTGTGCGATGGCGACCGCGTCACTTTATGAACGTTATCGCGGTGTGGATGCCAGTGCGAAAGGCGACAAGAAGGCCGACAGCATTGACAGCACCATTGATGAGCTGTGGCGGGATATGCGCTGGGCAGTGGCGCGCATCCAGGACAAGCCGCGCTGCATCGTGAGTCAAATCTGATGAAGACCTTTGCGCTACAGGGCGACACGCTCGACGCCATTTGTGTCCGCTATTACGGGCGCACTGAGGGCGTGGTCGAGGCCGTGCTCGCCGCAAATCCGGGACTGGCTGAACTGGGGGCGGTGCTGCCACACGGCACCGCCGTCGAACTGCCCGACGTTCAGACCGCGCCCGTGGCTGAAACTGTCAATCTGTGGGAGTAACGCATGACAGCAGAAGAAAAAAGCGTCCTGTCGCTTTTCATGATTGGGGTGCTGATTGTTGTCGGCAAGGTGCTTGCCGGTGGTGAACCCATCACCCCGCGTCTGTTTATCGGGCGCATGTTGCTCGGTGGTTTTGTCTCGATGGTTGCCGGTGTTGTTCTGGTGCAGTTTCCTGACCTGTCACTGCCTGCGGTGTGCGGCATCGGCTCCATGCTGGGTATCGCCGGTTATCAGGTGATTGAGATTGCCATTCAGCGCCGCTTTAAGGGCAGGGGGAAACAGTAATGCCGGTAATTAACACGCATCAGAATATCGCCGCCTTTCTCGACATGCTGGCAGTGTCCGAAGGGACGGCGAATCATCCGCTGACGAAAAACCGGGGCTATGACGTGATAGTCACCGGACTGGACGGGAAGCCGGAAATATTCACCGACTACAGTGACCACCCGTTCGCGCATGGCCGACCGGCGAAGGTGTTTAACCGTCGCGGTGAAAAATCCACGGCCTCCGGTCGCTATCAGCAGCTTTACCTGTTCTGGCCGCACTACCGCAAACAGCTTGCCCTGCCGGATTTCAGTCCGTTGTCACAGGACAGGCTCGCCATTCAGTTGATCCGCGAACGTGGTGCACTGGATGACATCCGGGCGGGACGCATTGAGCGCGCCATTTCACGCTGTCGCAATATCTGGGCGTCCCTGCCGGGTGCCGGTTACGGTCAGCGTGAGCATTCACTGGAAAAACTGGTCACCGTCTGGCGTACCGCCGGCGGCGTACCGGCTTAAACGGAGTAAACACCATGAAGAAATTATCCCTTTCACTGATGCTGAACGTGTCGCTGGCGCTGATGCTGGCACTGTCCCTGATTTACCCGCAGAGCGTGGCCGTCAGTTTTGTCGCCACCTGGGCGATTCTGGCGACGGTTATCTGTGTGGTTGCCGGTGGTGTCGGCGTGTATGCCACGGAGTATGTGCTGGAACGCTACGGGCGGGAGCTGCCGCCGGAATCGCTGACCGTGAAGATTGTCACGTCGCTGTTTTTGCAGCCGGTGCCGTGGCGCAGACGGGCAGTGGCTCTGGTAGTGGTGGTGGCGACGTTTATCTCGCTGGTCGCTGCCGGGTGGATTTTTACCGCGCTGATTTATCTTGTGGCATCGGTGTTCTTCCGGCTGATACGTACGGCCTGCTGTCAGCGTTTTGAGGGGCGGGAACCATGTCAAGGCTGATGACTGTGCTGGTTGTGTTGTTATCACTGGCGGTGGCCGGTCTGTTTCTGGTGAAACACAAAAATGCCAGCCTGCGCGCCTCGCTGGACAGGGCGAACAACGTCGCCAGCGGGCAGCAGACGACCATCACCATGCTGAAAAATCAGCTTCATGTTGCGCTCACCAGGGCAGACAAAAACGAGCTGGCGCAGGTGGCACTGCGTCAGGAGCTGGAGAACGCCGCGAAGCGTGAAGCACAGCGCGAGAAAACCATCACGAGGTTACTCAATGAAAACGAAGATTTTCGCCGCTGGTATGGCGCTGACCTGCCTGATGCTGTGCGCCGGTTGCACCAGCGTCCGGCCTGCACTGACGCCAGTGATTGTCCCCAACGCCTGCCCGAAAGTGAGCCTTTGCCCGATGCCGGGCAGTGACCCGCAGACGAACGGCGATTTAAGTGCCGATATCCGGCAGCTTGAGAACGCGCTGGCACGCTGTGCCAGCCAGGTAAAAATGATTAAACACTGTCAGGACGAAAACGATGCTCAAACCCGACAGCCTGCGCAGGGCGCTGACTGATGCCGTCACGGTGCTGAAAACTAACCCCGATATGCTGCGGATATTCGTGGATAACGGGAGTATTGCCTCCACACTGGCTGCGTCGCTGTCATTCGAAAAGCGTTACACGCTCAATGTCATTGTGACCGACTTTACCGGTGATTTTGACCTGCTCATCGTGCCGGTGCTGGCGTGGCTGCGGGTAAATCAGCCCGACATCATGACCACCGACGCAGGTCAGAAAAAGGGCTTCACGTTTTATGCAGACATCAACAATGACAGCAGCTTTGATATCAGCATCAGCCTGATGCTGACCGAGCGCACGCTGGTCAGTGAGGTGGACGGCGCACTGCATGTGAAGAATATCCCGGAACCTCCGCCGCCGGAGCCGGTCACCCGCCCGGTGGAGCTTTATATCAATGGCGAACTGGTGAGCAAGTGGGATGAATGAGTTTAAGCGTTTTGAAGACCGGCTGACCGGACTTATTGAATCGCTGTCACCGTCAGGGCGTCGGCGACTGAGCGCCGAACTGGCGAAACGTCTGCGGCAGAGTCAGCAGCGCCGGGTGATGGCACAGAAAGCCCCGGACGGCACACCCTACGCACCACGCCAGCAGCAGAGCGCCAGAAAAAAGACCGGTCGCGTTAAGCGAAAAATGTTTGCGAAACTTATCACCAGTCGTTTTTTGCATATCCGCGCCAGCCCTGAACAGGCATCAATGGAGTTTTACGGCGGGAAGTCACCGAAAATCGCCAGTGTGCATCAGTTCGGTCTGTCGGAAGAAAACCGGAAAGACGGTAAGAAAATTGATTATCCGGCGCGTCCTCTGCTCGGCTTTACCGGTGAGGATGTGCAGATGATTGAAGAGATTATCCTGGCTCACCTCGACCGTTAGTTGTGCCATTCCTGACACCTCATCGTCACATTGCCGCCGGTATGACCCCGCGGCATCCTTCCCGTTATGAACACTCTCGCAAATATTCAGGAACTCGCGCGCGCACTGCGCAACATGATTCGCACCGGCCTTGTCGTCGAAACCGACCTTAACGCCGGTCGCTGCCGTGTGCAGACCGGCGGCATGTGCACCGACTGGCTTCAGTGGCTGACCTGTCGTGCCGGGCGTTCGCGCACATGGTGGGCACCTTCCGTGGGGGAGCAGGTGCTGATTCTGGCCGTGGGCGGTGAACTTGACACGGCGTTTGTTCTGCCGGGGATTTATTCCGGCGATAACCCTGCGCCGTCTGCGTCGGCTGATGCCCTGCATATCCGTTTCCCTGACGGGGCGGTGATTGAATATGAACCCGAAACCAGTGCACTTACGGTAAGCGGAATTAAAACGGCCAGCGTGACGGCCTCTGATTCTGTTACTGCCACGGTGCCGGTGGTCATGGTGAAAGCATCAACCCGCGTCACCCTGGACACACCGGAGGTGGTCTGCACCAACAGGCTGATTACCGGCACGCTGGAAGTGCAGAAGGGCGGGACGATGCGCGGCAACATTGAACATACCGGCGGTGAACTCTCATCAAACGGTAAGGTACTGCATACCCATAAACACCCCGGCGACAGCGGCGGCACAACCGGGAGTCCTTTATGACAGCGCGTTATCTCGGAATGAATCGCAGTGATGGCCTGACTGTCACTGACCTTGAGCATATCAGCCAGAGTATCGGCGATATCCTGCGTACACCGGTCGGCTCACGGGTGATGCGTCGTGATTACGGCTCGTTGCTGGCGTCAATGATTGACCAGCCGCAGACCCCGGCGCTTGAGTTGCAGATTAAGGTCGCCTGTTACATGGCGGTGCTGAAATGGGAACCCCGCGTCACCCTGTCATCCGTCACCACGGCGCGCAGCTTTGACGGGCGAATGACGGTCACGTTAACCGGCCAGCACAACGACACCGGCCAGCCACTTTCGTTAACCATCCCTGTGAGTTGAAACCATGCCGATTATCGACCTGAACCAGCTACCCGCACCGGATGTGGTCGAGGAGCTGGACTTTGAAACCATTCTCGCTGAACGCAAGGCGACACTGATTTCCCTTTACCCGGAAGACCAGCAGGAGGCGGTCGCCCGTACCCTGACGCTGGAATCTGAGCCTCTCGTCAAACTGCTGGAGGAAAATGCTTATCGTGAGCTTATCTGGCGTCAGCGTGTGAATGAGGCTGCGCGGGCGGTGATGCTGGCCTGTGCCGCCGGTAATGACCTTGATGTGATTGGTGCCAATTACAACACCACGCGCCTGACTATCACCCCGGCAGATGATTCGACCATCCCGCCGACACCGGCAGTGATGGAGTCTGACACCGATTATCGTCTGCGTATTCAGCAGGCGTTTGAAGGCTTAAGCGTCGCCGGGTCGGTGGGAGCCTATCAGTATCATGGTCGCAGTGCCGACGGGCGTGTCGCGGATATCTCTGTCACCAGTCCGTCTCCGGCCTGTGTCACCATCTCTGTGCTGTCACGTGAAAATAACGGTGTGGCATCTGAAGACCTGCTGGCTGTGGTGCGCAACGCCCTGAATGGCGAGGACGTCAGACCGGTGGCCGACCGTGTGACCGTGCAGTCTGCCGCCATCGTTGAATACCAGATAAATGCCACGCTTTACCTTTACCCTGGCCCCGAAAGCGAACCCATTCGCGCTGCCGCCGTGAAAAAACTGGAAGCGTATATCACGGCACAGCACCGGCTGGGGCGCGACATCCGACTATCTGCCATTTATGCCGCTTTGCATGTGGAAGGCGTGCAGCGTGTCGAACTGGCTGCACCGCTGGCCGACATCGTGCTCAACAGTACGCAGGCGTCTTTCTGTACCGAATACCGCGTCGTGACCGGAGGCTCGGATGAGTGATTCGCGCCTGCTGCCGACCGGCTCATCACCGCTTGAAGTCGCCGCCGCAAAAGCCTGTGCGGAAATTGAAAAAACGCCGGTCAGTATTCGTGAGCTGTGGAACCCGGACACCTGTCCGGCAAATCTACTGCCGTGGCTGGCGTGGGCGTTTTCGGTCGACAGGTGGGATGAAAAGTGGCCGGAAGCGACAAAACGCGCCGTTATTCGCGATGCCTATTTCATCCACTGTCATAAAGGCACTATAGGTGCAATCCGGCGTGTGGTGGAGCCGCTGGGCTATCTCATCAACGTGACGGAGTGGTGGGAAACCAGTGACCCGCCAGGCACCTTCCGGCTTGATATTGGCGTACTGGAAAGCGGCATCACAGAGGCAATGTATCAGGAAATGGAACGGCTTATTGCTGATGCCAAACCTGCAAGCCGTCATCTTATTGGCCTGAACATTACCCGGGATATTCCCGGCTACCTGTTCGCCGGTGGTGTGGCTTACGACGGCGATGTAATTACGGTTTACCCCGGATAAGTGAGGAATAATGAGCACAAAATTCAGAACCGTTATCACCACTGCCGGTGCAGCAAAGCTGGCAGCGGCAACCGCACCGGGAGGGCGGAAGGTCAACATTACCACGATGGCCGTCGGGGATGGCGGTGGTAAATTGCCTGTCCCGGATGCCGGACAGACCGGGCTTATCCACGAAGTCTGGCGACATGCGCTGAACAAAATCAGCCAGGACAAACGAAACAGTAATTATATTATCGCAGAGCTGGTTATTCCGCCGGAGGTGGGCGGTTTCTGGATGCGTGAACTTGGCCTGTACGATGATGCGGGAACGCTAATTGCCGTGGCGAACATGGCCGAAAGTTATAAGCCAGCCCTTGCCGAAGGCTCAGGGCGTTCGCAGACCTGCCGCATGGTCATCATCGTCAGCAGTGTGGCCTCAGTGGAGCTGACCATTGACACCACAACGGTGATAGCAACGCAGGATTACGTTGATGACAAAATTGCAGAACATGAACAGTCACGACGTCACCCTGACGCCTCGCTGACCGCAAAAGGTTTTACTCAGTTAAGCAGTGCGACCAACAGCACGTCTGAAACACTGGCCGCAACGCCGAAAGCGGTAAAGGCCGCGTATGACCTTGCTAACGGGAAATATACCGCACAGGACGCCACCATAGCGCGAAAAGGCCTTGTCCAGCTCAGTAGTGCCACCAACAGCACGTCTGAAACGCTCGCCGCAACGCCGAAAGCGGTAAAGGCAGCATATGACCTTGCTAACGGGAAATACACTGCACAGGACGCCACCACAACGCGAAAAGGCCTTGTTCAGCTCAGTAGCGCCACCAACAGTGATTCTGAAACGCTTGCGGCAACGCCAAAGGCGGTAAAGGCAGCATATGACCTTGCTAACGGGAAATACACTGCACAGGACGCCACCACAGTACGAAAAGGCCTTGTTCAGCTGAGTAGCGCCATCAACAGCGATTCTGAAACGCTGGCTGCAACACCAAAAGCGGTGAAGTCTGCCTATGACAATGCTGAAAAACGTCTTCAGAAAGATCAGAACGGTGCGGATATTCCGGGAAAGGATACTTTCACGAAAAATATCGGTGCCTGTCGTGCTTATAGCGGTGCTTTGAGCACTGAAGCCGGAAACTGGACAACCGCTCAGTTTATTGACTGGCTAGAGTCTCAGGGAGCCTTTAATCATCCCTACTGGATGTGCAAGTGTTCCTGGTCATACGGTAATAACAAAATTATTACCGATACTGACTGTGGGACTATTCATCTTGCAGGTTGCGTGATTGAGGTTATGGGCGTTAAAGCTGCAATGACCATTCGTGTGACCACTCCGAGTACATCAAGCGGTGGTGGTACCACCAGTGCGCAATTCACGTATATCAATCACGGAGCTGATTATGCGCCGGGCTGGCGACGCGACTACAATACGAAAAATAAGCAACCGGCTTTTGCATTAGGGAAAACAGGAAATACGGTTGCAAATAATAAAGCGGTAGGATGGAACTGGGATAGTGGTGCTTATTGTGCACAGGATGGCGGAGCATCAAAAATGGTGCTGCATTTTTACACGGGTGAGGGAAGTTGTCCGGCAATGCAGTTTCTTGTGGATTATAAAAACAGGGGGATTTTTTACAGGTCGGCACGTGATGGGTATGGATTTGAGGCTGACTGGTCAGAGTTTTATACCACATCACGAAAGCCAACACCTGCGGATATTCTTGCTCTGGCATTATCAGGCGGAAGCATGTCAGGCAGCATAAAATTTATCAATGATGCCTTCCTGATTTGGGAAAGAAACACTGACTGGGCGAAAATTGGATTTAAAAATGATTCAGATGCTGATTCTGACTCATACATGTGGTTTGAAACTGGTGATAATGGCAATGAATATTTTAAATGGCGCATCAGGTCTGGCAGCACAACAAAAGATCTGATGACGCTTAAGTCTGATGCACTACGGGTTACCGGGCAGGTGATACCATCAAATTTCAGCAATTTTGACTCCCGCTATGTCAGGGATCTCCGGCTTGGTGGTGCGGCCACATACAAACCTGCGAACAATGGCATGACATGGACACATCAGGCACCGTCCGGGTGCGTATATACCGGCATTATTGTTCAGGATACAGGCTCAAACTCTGCCGATAACATTGGTGGCGTATATTACAGACCGGTTCAGAAATACATTAACGGGACATGGTACAACGTGGCGCAGGTATAATTTATGCAGCATTTGATAAATATAACGGCAGGTAATCCAAAAACGGTTGAACAATATCAATTGACAAAGGAGTTTGATGTTGTCTGGTTTTTTACAGAAGATGGTAAGAACTGGTACGAAGAACAAAAGTATTTTGCTGATGACACGATAAAAATAGCGTACGACAAAGATAATATCATCCGCTATGTGGAAAAGGATGTGACAGCTATCAGACCGGATGGATTAAGTGTTGTTGAAGTGCCGGATATTACTGCTAACCGACGGGCGGACATTTCAGGGAACTGGATGTTTAAGGACGGCACAGTGACTAAACGCATTTATACGGCAGAGGAATTGCAGCAGCAGGCAGAAATTCGGAAAGCCAGACTTCTTGCAGATGCTGAATCCGTGATTTTGCCGCTGGAGCGCGCTGTCAGGCTGAATATGGCAACAGAGGAGGAGCGCAGCCGACTGGAAACATGGGAACGCTACAGCGTTCTGGTCAGTCGTGTGGATCTTGCAAATCCTGAATGGCCGGAAATACCGCAATAAATTGTATAAGCTCTGATGTGAGTTTATACATCTATGGCACAGAGTAAAAACTAATCTGACAGTTCGCTCTGTGCCAAAAGCAGAATTTACCCCTTACGATTATACACCATGTAAAAAACGGTTGTTTCTTCGTCGCTCTCCCTCGCTGCTAACTTCATTAAAAAATCCTCTGCTAACATCATCAGAAATATCAATAATGTGTTTTAACGCAGAAAGGGTCTTAAATTGCTTGCTCGTTAAGGCTGACTTATCAATCGCTAATTGCTCGTCATTTACATCTTTTAAGTAAGAAAAATACTTACCCAAAAAGCCTGCGATAACATCAGATAGTTGGACAGCCTCTGAGTTGTGGGATTTAACGAATTCATGATTCTGTATTGGTATGCCATTTTCAGTTAACGGGAAGTTTTTAACTTCATCTTGAATGCTATTTTCTTCATCAAATATGTGAATGGAATTTTTAAATAGATACAAGTTTCTTAAATAAAATACCATAAAGCTATCGATCAGTTTTCGACCATGAAATCCCGATATGAACGGTAGTTCTTCGATTTTTAGAGATTCTTTAACCAAATTTTTGAGTGCGTGTGCTCGAAAATCTGGTAGCATACAACTGTGCATGCATGTAAAATCGATAAGCCAGAGGCAAAACTCATAAACTTTTTCTTCTGGAATATCGGGGTAGTTAAATTTATGTAGAGCATTCAGGAAAACATCGGAATTGCTATTGGCAAGCTCATAAAAATCGCTCTTAAGTGACATGTGGTTCATGATATAAAAAGGATTATGTAGCTCTCCAATAATAGAATCAATAATGTCAATAATAGACCAGTATGTGATATTAAGATTAAAATAATGGATGTGGAAATTGTTTTCAATAAGCCAGTTTAGAATAATTAAAAGCTTATCAGATTTAAGCATGTCCAAAAAACTACCCTTGGCAATATGACTGAGTTTTAACTCGCGGGCACTTTTTTGAAGATTAAGTTTTTTAAATAGGGTTGAATAATCGCTGTCAGTGCTTAACCCTTTGTGTAGTATTCCTGCAAGGATGAAATTATCCGCCTTTACAACATTAAAACCAGAATCTTTTAAATATAGTTTTCGAATATTATTCGTTTCATCATAATAAAACGTATAGACTTCGTCAGTATTTTGAAGACCATTATACTTGATAAGTAACTCTCTAAGTTCAATGACATCCATTTTATTCCCCTAATGCAATTCTCAAACTAAGGTCAATTTCAGTAATTATCATATAAAGTTAGCCTAACAAACATATTAATGAATGTCTGCTATTCGCTCAAAGCAGACTGTCAGATTTGATAGCGTTTTGGCTATGTAAATTGTCAGTCGGAAAATGAGTGTGTACAAATCAGGACTGGGGGGGGGGGGGGGGGCGGCCCCTTTTTTTTTTTTTTTTTTTTTT